GAACTCTGCCAGAGAGCGGCCAGCGGCGACGGCCTTGTCAGCCAGTTCACGCTTGTTGTGGGCTGCGGCGAGACGGAACATCTCCGCAGTTTCCTTCGAGGCGGTGCGGGCGGCTTCAGCCTTGACCGCATCCATATCAAATTCAGCCATTGTGGCCTCCTTTATGGGTGTTGCGTTTACGGTGTTGGTCAGGTTGTCAGCCGCCGATCTGCCAACGCCGACTGTCCTGTCGGCGGGGATAGACACGATGGAAACTTCCATAGGCATCCAAGAAACGGCGCGGAATGTCTCCTTGCCTTCCTTTTCGAGTTTGTTGATCTGATAGCCGACCGAGATATTACCTCGGATGCCATCTTCAACATCATCAAACACATCTTTGGCGAGTCCGTTCTTTCCGAACCGAACAGTCGCACGGAGACGCCGTGCCGAGCCATCCAAGGTGACTGATTCCACAACGCCGATCTGCTGTGTCGGATCGTGATCCAACAGCAGAGGCGCTCGACCAGAGTTCAAGAACGACAGGTCAATGCTGCCGGGCTTGTGATCGAGAATTTCAATTCCGAAGCTGCGTTCAACAGGCTCTTCCGAAGACACAGCAACCTTAACCCGGCGCTTGCCCGCGTCAACAACCTGATCGTCCATGTGCATGGCGCGAACTTCAAGGCCATCACGGGAATACCGTTCAGATTCCATCTCAAGATCATCATCTTGAATTTCGATTTCGTCAGCCATCGCTGCCTCCTCCATTTCACGGGAGATCATATCAAACTCACCCCCGTCTTGCATAGAGCGAGCATCTTTGGTGGCAGGCTCAAACTCAATCGGGTCAAAGTTGTTGCGCTTCAACCATGCTTTGGCTTCATCAACAGTGAAAAACTGCGTCCGAAAGCGGATAGCCTGAATTTCGCTTGTGCCATCTTTGATACCGAAGATGAAATCAACACCATTGCCGCCAGCGTCATTGCGACGGCGCAGTGCATCATACTGGCGTGGATCATGGATGCGGGCTGCGTGTTCGTTGGGATATGGTCGAGCGCCAGCCGAGCGGATCGGGCTGATCTTCTTCAGTGTCGAAAAACGATGCCCAACCAGAACTTCTGTCGCCTTGTCATCGCGGAAAATGCGGATCAACGCGGCTGGGTCTTCTTCCGTTGCGTCAACCGAAAAGTCGCTGTCTGGAATCCCTAATGTGCCTTCCGTCATAATATGTTCGATCTGGCCCATAGCCATGCCACCAGAAGAGTTCCATTCGACAAAATCGCCAACCTTGAGTTCGTCAGGTGCAGCACGATTTTCTTCGTCCATGTCCATGTCTTCCTGATCCACAATGTCTTCAACGATGTCATCTGCCCAAGACTTGCCAGCGTCCCCACCCCACAATGCCCATGCGATCCGGCCATTCGACGGGTAGCCATCTTCGCCGGGGCGGAAACCTTGGGCTTCCTTATCAACCTCATGGCGGGCAAAGAAACTGTGCATCCTCTTGACTGTATCTTCGGACAGGTTCTTGCCGTTCACGATGTCACGGGCGCGGGCAATGCCAACTTCTGTGCCGCCACGGCCAAACTCTCTGCGCCAATCAAGCCCACGTTGGGCTTCTTCCTTCATCTCAGATGTCGGCTCATACGGCATTTTCACCATCCACAGTCGCAGGCACAGGAGCCTTGTTGCCGAATGGCTCATAAGCCATCGTCAGGCCAAATATCTTGGCCATCTCTTTATCGCGCTGGATTTGCGCAAACGTCTCTTCCGCATCACGGCCATAGGTGGCGGCAATGTCGGTGTGGCTGATGATGCCGTTTTGCAGGCCGACCACCGCCGCATTGATCTCTTTCAGCGGATCAACCCACTGGAAACCACGCGCCCGCCAAGAGATGCCCAAGGCGAATTTGTCAAACTTCCCCGGCCCATTGATCGGAATCAGTGCGAAATCCATGACATGACGCATCCAAATGCGGAAAATTGGGTCGATGAAGTGTTCGATCACGAACCGCTGTTGCGTCTTGTAGAAATCGCGTTCCTCAAGCGCACCTTGGCGAATAGAGGAATAGCTGGTTCCCTCAAGGTCGTTGGCAAGTGCCGTATAGCTGACGCCAAGGCCACCAGCGATACCGCGCAAGATGGCTTTCTCAAAATCTGCAAACGCAGATGTCGGATGGGTCGGGTCAAATGCCTTGAAGTCAACGCCAGCCGGAAGCTGGTGGAATGTGCCAGCCTCTGCGTCATAGATCGGCGTGAAGCTGTCTTCGTATCCATCCGCCGTGAAACCGTCACCAGCGGGCGACGTGAAGAAGCCCATTTTAGCCGCGCCAACGCGGGCTGCAACCAGTTCAGCCTCACGATAGCCGTGCAGCATCTTCAACGCTGGCATCGCCGTCACAAGCCACGGAACGCCCCGTGTTTGATCGGCACGCTCCTGAACGTAAACGTGCAGCATACGATCCGCAGGAATGCGCTGCCGGAAGATTCCCGTGGTGGTCGTGGCGTAATCATAGTCGCCGGGATTGTTTACCAGAACGTGATAAGCAACGACACGGCGGGTCTGCGAATCCAGTTCGATGCCCATGCGCACCTGATTGCCGTCGCGCAGCGTCTCGTTCATCTTATCGTCAACGCGATCCGGCTCGATGATCTGGAAGCCGATGCCATGACGCAAATAGTTTTTCTGCACGATATGCAGGAAGACCTCGCCATCGCGGGCCATGCCACGAACAACATGGTTCGACAGGTCGGACATCGACATCTTTCCGTCAACTGTCGGCCCACCGAGGCGAGAGAAATCCTCCCACGCAGCCTCAATGATATTGTTTCCAGCCATGTCGATAGTGCCGTCGATATTGCGGCCCTTCAGTTGCAGGCGGAAACCATTTTCACCGACGATGTTGGTTTGCAGCAACTGCAAATAGCGACGGGCATATTCGTTGTTACGCTCAAGATCACGGGAACGATTGCGCAGATCGGGCAATGCCCAACGGATTTCAGCGTCGGCAGATTTGTTGCTGCCCTTGAAGTCCATATAAAGCCGCCCTTTGGAAGCAGCCTGATACTCGCGCTTTTCAGTAACCGACTTGGTGCGCTTGAAGAAACTTAGCAATCCCATCAGGCGAACCTCACTTTGACGGTTGATCCACTGGGTTTGCCAGTTTCAAGACGCGATTTAATCAATTCTTGCGTGTATTCAGCTTTGTACCTGTCGCGGGCTTCCATCAATTCGGCAAAACTCATCTTGGTCAAAGAGCGGCCAGCGATGCTGTAGCTGCCAATGTCGCTGTCAGCCTTGCCCTGCAAGATGCTCTCAATCTTGCCGATCATAATCTGAGCGTGTGAACGAGGGTCAGAACCGTTGACATCCAAGTCAACAAGGATCGACCAATCGCCACGTTGAATGACGATCCGGCTGCTGTCAGATGTCCGCACAACCTCAAGCTGCCAGTGATAGTCACCAGCCACAAATCCAGATGAAGTGGCACTTGGGATCGTGAACAGATATGTTCCATCCGTTTCGGTCCCAACCACCGTAAACTCAGTGTTGCCGCCACCGCTCAAACGCGACACATATTGTGCGCTGTATGTCGCAAGTGGGTAATCACGCACCAGATCACTGCGCTTCCATTGGACAAAATCACCAAGCACAAATGTCAGCGGCTCTGTCTCAGGAGCATTGGTAGGGTCGAAAAGGTTGGCCATTTATCTATACCCGTGAACGAAGCCGCTCCGCATGGGCATCCTTGGCCGTCTATCGGCTTTAGGTTGCTCGTCAGATGATACCTGATTTTGCCCTGCTATGTAAACAGCTTCTAGGTTAAGGTTCAAAATCGACAACGCCGCTGTCGCATATACGCGACAATCCAATGCCTCGTTCCGCGTCCTGATCTTGGCCCACTCCGTTCTGGGTCGGCCCTTGTAATACCGCGTTACCTTCTTTTCAGCCGTCAGCATTCGAAAATACTCTTCGCTTCGGTCAACAGGGAAGTGGCAATATCCCTCACCCTCGTCGCTGATCTTCAACCGAGCATAGACAATTTCCTTCGCCGTGTCTGTGCCGACCGGGAATAGGTTGATTTTGCCGATGTTGTTCTTGGACGGCCTGCCAACGATGGGCTTGCCAGAGCCGCCGACACCCTTAATCGCAAACACCCGTCGGCCAGCCCGAAGGCGAGCATAATTGTAGACCTGTTGCGTGTAGTGACCGCCGGAGTCAACGCAGATTGACCTGATCAGCATCTCGCCTTTGGTCGAATGCTCAAATTTATGTTGCAGCATCACATCAAGACGGTTCCACAATTCAGCCGACGATGGGTCGCCGTACATCGCCTCATAGGCAATCGACCAGCTTTCTTCGCCCCTGCCCCAGCCAACGATCTCGACCTCCAAGCGATCATCCTGAACGTCAACGCCAGCGGTCAGCAGCAACACATCATCGGGCAGTTGCTCGCCCCAGTTCTCCCGGCGGTCCATCAGGTCCATTTCGTCAATGCTTTCGCCTTGCTCTTCCCATGTCTCTCCAAGGAACGTGTTGATCCATGTCTTTAGGCGCATGGGATCACGCCGTGACTTCAAGAACTCATCAACCGCGTCAGGAATTGACACCCACGGAGAATAAAGTGAAGAAATGTGAAACCCAGCAATGCCATTGAATGGCGCGGATGCAATCCACTTCCCATTTGAAATAGCCTTGTGACGTTGAACATCTGTCCAAGCAGCGCCACACTCTTCGCAATAGTAAGCTGCCGTTGAAGCATCTTTTTCATGCCATTGGACTTGCGCCCATCTCAAGGTTTGCATGTGGTCGCAATGTGGGCATGGGATATGATATTGCCGCATATCAGTTTCATGGTATGCAGACTCAATCCTGCTTGCACCCTTATCCGTAGGTGTGCTGACAAGAACGATCTTGCGATTCCAGAATGTCATTGAACGTTTTGTAGCCAGCGCAACAGGGTCACCTTCTTCGCCAGCCGAAACTGGATACCTGTCAACC